GTCGTTATCAGGCTGCTAGGAATGTCAAAAGCTCCAACAGCACGTATCCCACCAATCACTCCAGGCGTCATCAGGTCTGTAGCGTCCATGGCAGTGTCGTCCCATGCCATCCCGTAGTCACGTACGGCCCCGATGATCGGTACAACCACAATGAACGCTGCTCTGAATTCTCGCTCGTCTAGCCACACGTTCCTGAACGCAAGAGCCGGAGGGCTGTTCCATCCGAACGCCCTTGGATCGTCATAGCAGAACAGGTTCGGATCGTAGAGCGGGTTCGCTGGGATAGGCGCTGCTGGTGCATCCCAACAAGTCTGATAGCGGATGTCCCACGTTTCAATGACTGTTGCAGTCACACCCCAAGCTAGAAAAGCAGCTGCAACAGCGCGCTCGATAGCCCCCATGCTGACTGTGTCTGGCAGTGTATTGATCCGAACTCTTAAGTAAGGGTCAGTTTCCCCAAGAGCCCTCGGCAAGTCTCTGTCCAGACCAATCTGGTCAAGAACAGCGTCTTCACCACCTGTTGTGTCTGTGAGCTGTGCTACTGCAACTGTGGAGTCCCCGTATGGTGGATCAAGTATTGGGAAGACAATGGCATCAATTTCACCTGGCAGGACTGCTCCTGTTGCAGTCGTCACCGGACCTGGCAAGTTCCACTCGTAGCCTGCTGCAACAGCTTCAACGGTTCCAGTGTGCGGGCCCACATCTCCAGCGCCAAACACAACGTCATGGAGCAAAATGAAGTCCCGTTGCCCATTGGTCGCTCGTACGATCGTGTTCGATTTCACTGTGACGGCTGCTGTAGCAGGAGCAGATCTTGTGAACCGAACGTCCCCCTGAGCTTTCTGTGGTCCTGCTGCTGTAGCTGTGAGTCCTGCGACCTTGTAGTGCGCGCACGCAAGCGACATCCGCGCCGCGAGCTTGGCGTATGCCTGCAATAGCTCATAGCCTGGCCCTGGGTCTTTCAAGCTGGAGATGTAACCTTGGGGCAAAAGCCGATCGAACATGTCAAGATAGTACGCTTGGAGCTTCCGCTCTGCGTCAACGTGATCTTGATTTAGCTCTTGCAGGGGCATAGGAACTCACGGCAAGAATGTTGTCACAAGCGACGGCATTGTTCGTATGGCTTGCAGTGGTGTCGGTATCACATCTCCAACAGGAAGCACGATTTCGTTGCCTGTGTAGAACAAACCATTCACACCTTGTAGAGCTGCTTGCGCGTTGACTCTGCTCCACGTCGCTCCAGGTGCAAGCCCATTTGTGTAGCTAACGACGACAGCCATAGCTTCATCTGCTACAGCCGCAGTGTCCACATTTGTTGGGAATGAAAGCGCAAGATGGATCGGCAAAAGTATGACTTGTGCGACGTATATGTTCACAGCAATCCCAGCCGCTCGAACGTCGTAAAGAGCAGTGAAGACCGCAGCTGCAAACGCTTGTGATTGTGTCTGGTAGGTAGGAGGCACTGTGTTGAGCAGTGCAAGAGACTCAGTAAACGAGTCCGAGATGATGAGCTGGATGGACCCCGCAGGATCTCCATTGCCTGTGATGTACTCAAACACCTTTGCCGTGACGACCCCAGGCACAGCAAGGGCTCCTTGCTCTATCGCAGCGACCGTACCTCTACGCACAGTCGTGAAGAACAAGCGTGCTCTGCTGCGCAGTGAATCATCAGTCTCTTCATCAGAAGCGCCTGCTGTAGCAAGAGGGTTCGTGACGACGAGACCCGCTGGAGAACCCGTGATCTGTGTGATGATGCTTGTGATTGTTCCTGCGGCAGCTTGCTGACTGGCTCCACCTAGAATGGACTGGACGTTAACAAGGACAGGACCAGAAGACCCCATTGGAAACGTGACTGTAGGATCTGTCGAAGCGAATACCAGCCCAGAAGCTGTGCTGAACTGAGTGCCTACTAGGATAGAGAACGCGGCCGGAGCTGGTGCTGCTAGCGTGAGACTGACTTGACCGTATGAAGGAGCAGCCGCTTTCTTGATGATCCCATACCTGTCATAAGCAAGCCTGGCAAGGTCGTCACCTTTGGCAGAGTCAAGGAATAGTGCAGCAGCGGCCTTCGCAATCTGTGTGATGACTTCGTCAGCAGCAGCTACCCCAGCCGCGACAATGATGTTTGAGTCTGAGCCTTCACGATCGATTGCGTCCTTTGTCAGCTGGGCGTTGCGGAACAGCGCCTCGTCACGGGCAACTCGAAAGAGATCTATGAAGCTCGGAAAGTCAGCCATGATCGTCTCCTATGGTGCCAAAGACAGCTTCTTCGGCCGACTGGCTGCTTCGATGTTCGTCGAAACAGAAAATGGCATTCCACTCTGTACCATGTATCCTGACACTCCTGCTTCAAGTATGCCCAACGATGGGTTCCATGTGAGCTGCACAGAGGCTTCAGAGATGTCAGGCTCTCTAGCAATCTGGTGCTCGATCTGTCTCTTCAGCCTTGGCAGATCAGAGTCATGAACAAGCACCTTGTCTTCCAACCCAATACCGTACTCTGGCAAATGAAAGAACCCACCAAGGCTAGTCGTCAGTCGTCGAAGTATGAGCTTCTTCAGCAAGGAAACTCCGCTCTCACTGGTGTAGTCGCCATTCGGTCCAATAACAAGAGTCCCACCTACCGTTGAAGAGCTTGGAGAGGGCCTGTTGGCCAGATCAAATGGGACTACTTGCCCAACTTCTTCTTGAGGGTTTTTTACTCCAAGACCATAACACTGTGCTGATGTCGGTGGAACAATCAAAACACCAAGAGCTGAAAGCAAAGTAGGACAAGTAGCCTCGTACCTGTTCGGCCTGGCATCCATCGCTTTGGCCAGAAAAAGATCCACAGACGGATATGTGCTAAGATCAATTCCGACATACTGCGCTGTGAGCACGATGGTTGCTTCCAGCGTTCTTGTGTTTGTGAAAGACCAAACGTCTATGTTCGTAGCATCTCCAAGTAAAGCAGGAGACACAGCTTGAGGGGCCTCGGTCAAATGCACACGCACCCTTCTGGAATCTTGAGGCATGACGTTGACTACTGAAAGGCTCATCAGGACACCGTACCTGTCGAAGTAACCGTTCCACCTTGAGGATCAGCACCCGTCGCTGTAACAACAGCATTTCCTGTGATCTCTGGAACGATGGCAGCAGCGAACGCTTGGCACATCTCATCGCGTGCTTCAGCAATATCTGCCCTTTGGCTAACAGTCAGATCTGTTGGGATGGGCTGCAAGGCATCCCAATTGGTACGCATGGAGATTGCTAACCTGGACGCACTTAGGGGCATTATGGTCCTCCTCGTTCTGTCAAGGCAACCTGGCTCAGTATGTTCGTGCTCGGATCCGTCAGGTACTTCAGAACCCAAGCTTGATCAACAAAGACAGGTCCGTCCGGTGAGTGCAAGGCCCCAGTCGTCAGAAGCTCTATAAGTGCATCCACCAAGACATTGCCAAGTGGAACTTGCTCAGTGGAATCAGCGCTGCCTAGGAGTATCTTGCCGCCTGCACTCACAACAACGCGACAGCTTTTCCCCGGAGCCATGACCAAAAGCACGTCTTCTGGATGGTCTGTGACCTCTTGGGGAGGGGGGTCAGAGGGAGAATGCAGCCTCCTCGTCACCACAAGACCTTCTGCCGGGTCTCCACGTGGAGCTGTCACGAGGACTTCATCTCCTTCCAGGAGTGGCATGTACAGTCCAAAGCCATTCCCTGAGTATTCAGCTCCAAGTCTCGCTGTTGTCTCAAGCTCTGAAGGAACGAGCAGCACGTCAACGAACACACCTTCTGCTGGGTCTACTGAGACAGAGCGCACAATCGCAAGGGACACCCAAACCCTAGGGTCAATCCCTGGCCTAGAGATCGCGTTTCCAATGCGCGAAAAGTCAGGTGCTCGACTGGCTCTTGTTCTGCTCAGCATGCTTGTCCTCTACCAAGACCCTGAAGCTCCACTGCTACCAGGTGGAACCTTCGAGCCTGGGAGCCTCGGTACGTTTGCTTTGGGGCCTGATACACTCCTCTTCTTGCTTGGCGTCGTGTTCTTCTTCTGTGGATCAATGTCACTGCGCGCTTCCAAGAAATTCTGAAAGTCGAACTGGATGTCAACACCTTCCCCTTCTGCTGCCCATCCGAAGCGAACGTTGTTCACACGAAAGAAGCTCTGAAGCTCCTGAACTTGGTTTCGAGCTGTAGCGACTAGCACTCTGGCAAGGTTCTGGTCTGGGATACGCTTCATGACTTCCTGTACCTGCTGCTCGAATGGCAGACGGAACGTATCAGTAACCGAATTCTCCAATGGCGGTACAGACTGCAACTTGCGCACGTCAAACTTGATCTCTATTGGGTCACCTGGTCTCAAGCTCAGCAAGTCCGGATTCTGGCTCGATCCTCCAAACGATGTGAGCGTTTTCGTTGACACCTTTCCGCCCATCTCTCCACGACCAATCTCTTCCCAGAGATCCCTTGCAATCCTGTCCAGAACACTCTTGTCATGCACGCCAGAGATCGGAATTCGTATAACCTGCTTGTGCGTCTGCCCTCCAGGTGCAACGTCGTTTGTCAGCGCTTTCTGTGTTGAAGCGTCCGCAGTCACCGAAGCGTTTGGGCCTTGCTCGTCAACAGCTTCAGGGTCTACGTTTTCTTGTGATGGGGTGCTTGGTGGATACGTAGAGATCATCAGCTTTTGGTGGCCACGGTTCTTTGAAGACGTGTCCAAGCAAACGACTTCAATCTGTGGAACCTTGATCCCACCAAGCTTCCTCTCGAACTCCAAGTTGACGATGTCGTGACCAAAGACAAGATGGCGAATTGCCCATTTCTCTTGCCCCTTGCTCGTATGCACCAAGCGAGTAGCACCACCAGCACCAATCGTCTTTGTGGACGTGGACTGTAGACCACCTTGTGCGCTTGGGTTCCCATGTGGATCTGTCTTGTTTCTGTCGTACAAGCTACGCGATGGCCGGATGTAAAGAGTCTGTCCTATGAAGTACGGGATCGCACCGACGAGGAAGCAGTAGTTTGTGATGATGTCCCAGACAGAAAGCTGGTTTGAATCGCCTTGAGGGGAAGTCCCAGGTTTGCCTTTGGCTGCTCCAAGGTTCACACGTGTGAGCCCGCTCTCCTCACATGGACTCGGAATCCTTTTGCCTGGCCAGTCGTCTACGTTCGTAGAGATAGTGATCTGCTCACCGAACGGATGGAGCGCTATGATTTGCGCTACAACATCATCGATCGGTTCAGACAGCTTGAGCTTCGCAAGCAAGGACGGACGCGCCATGGCATCAAGCAGGACTCCGCGAAGGTCTCTGCCTTCCATTCTGACCCAAGCACCTTTGTCAGACCATTCAGAGTGAATGGAATCAGCAAGCCCATAGATGAGAAGCGTGTCTTGGCGCATCACGCCATTTTCTCGTGTCTCTAGAATGCTCGCACGCCCCCCACCTGGCTTGTACTTGGTCATTCCTTCGCCGAAGTCCTGTGGACGCACTGTTCCAAGGTGCATCTCCACAGCAACAGCGC